ATCTGCCACCATAGGCCACTTTTCAGATTCTGGCACCGTCATAAACAGATCGGGTGTATTCACGATCTCACAACCGACCATGTAAGCCTCGTGGTCGATGTACAACGTACGCCCAGCAATGTGGCATCGCACCAGCACTGTCGGATCGCTGGCAAACCCCCAGTCAGCGCCAAGTCGATGCACTGCTTCTTTTGGCGCGTCAAACTCTTCGATCCTCCAGTTTCTAAACACCCGGCTCGTGCTGTTTTGCAGGTATCCACCAAGCCATACATGCGCGTACTTGTCCGGGTCGCGCCGCCTGTCGTACTCCATTTCAGCGCGCAACACTTCAGGAAACCACGGATTGTCATCGTAATTGACGGGCAGAATCACAGAATCAGGGGGTGGCGTTGGGCCACGCAATAAATGATCAACCGGATCACTAGCCTGACTTGGGTTCCATGTGAACCAAAGCTCAGACCCAGGCTTGCGTATGGTCGGACGAAGCAGGTCAAGGCTGCGCTGGCTCAAGCTTTGAGCTTCCTCAACCCACGCCCGGTCGTAACCTTCCAGCGATTTGATTGAGTCAGCCGTGTGATTTTGCATACCCTGGAAGATAATCAAGCCATCGCCTTTGCGTGACTTAATGACAGACTCTTGCACTTCAAAATACGATCCGGCCCCCATCTGCTCGATCTTCATCTCAAGAAGCCGTTTAACTGACTGAGCTAACGACTTCTGAACCTCACGAACACAAACCGACCGGCTAGACGGATTCACAATGTGCTCTTCGATAAGCATCTCGGCAAAGCAATGCGACTTTCCAGAGCCACGCCCGCCGTGTGCGCCCTTGTAACGGGCAGGCTTAAGCAATGGCAAAGCCCATCGGGGGGTTTGAATCTTGAGCGTTGTCACTCAGCCCTCGCCCACTTGCCCAACTGCTCACCAAGAAACACCACGTCATCAGACAGCCGCGCCACCTCTTCCTTGTCATAATTCGAGTAAGCGATAACACGCTGCAACTCGTTGCATATCTTCTTCAGTGTTACCAGATCAGCCGCCGGATTGTTCATCTTTTACTTTCAAGCAGAATAGTTCGAACAACGCTGGGCACATTTTACGCTCGCCCAGCTCCCACTGTTGCCAATTTCGCGTACTGCGATACACCAATGCTGCTGCTTTAGAAGCGCTTAAACCCGCCTTAGAGCGGGTTTCGCGCACCTGTTCAGGGGTGGGGTTAGGATGCAGCACTAAAACCCCTCAGATTAAGTCTGCCCGGTGTTTTAAGTCCGGGCAACAGCTCTACGCCGTAAAGTGTAAGGTCACGCGCATCCTGAAACGTGCGGGCGTGTTCGTAAGCGTTGGCAATATCTTCCCACGCTCTTGACTCGCTTTTGTATGGCCCCGCCAAGATAACAGGGCGCTTTCCTTGTTGTGCTGTGATGTAGTGCATTACTCATCCTCCTTGTTTGTCAAAGACCGCTGCTCAATCACTTCACCAACAACAACGCGCTCAATACGCTCAATCTTGAGCGGGTTATCCGCGTCACCAGACACTTCGATCTTGTCGCCGTACTTCTTAGGCGCAAGCTTGCTTAAAAGCCACTTGCGAGTATCGACCTGCAATCTTTGTTTTTGAATAGCGCCAGGATCGAGGCCACCTTTTTCGTTCGAAGGCACAGGCGCATCAGCAATTGCGACAATCTCTGCGGCTATAAACTCGTGCAATTCTTCTCTTGCGCGTGCGTAATCTGCCGCCATTTCAGCATCATCATTCAACCAATGATTAAAAGTCGATTGATGAACCCCAACTTTTAAGCAAGCTTTATACGCACTCAATCCTTGCCGCATTTCATTAAATACCTGATCGGCTATTTTCCGGCGCTCAATGCTTTGAGGATAAGTTATAGCCATTATTTTTATTAAAACCCACGAGGTTTAGGATAACAAACCATAACACCGCGCTTATCAACGGTGCATTCATATGTGTTTGCATTTGCACTATTAGCCATACCAACAAACAACAAAACACAAAGAACATATTTATTCATAACATTTACTCCAAAAACAAAAACAAACTAATGATAATAAAACCGACAAAAGCGATAACAATATCCATTATTCCCCCTGAATACTGATTAACCGTTCAAGATAATCATGGGCCTTCTTCAAGTCCTCCAGCCCGTTCTTATCCTTCCACCGCGCCACGTACTTAATAACATTTCCCCAGTAAAAGCCTTGCAACTCTTCTTGACTCATCCAGGCAGCCATCGCGTCGATTGGCTGAACGTTTTTCTGGTAGTGGCTACCGCCTATCTGATCCATGTTCCCATCCTAGCACATTGTTCGTGATTGCACAATGTTCGTTGTATCAACCGAACCCCTACCCCTGCCCCTGACGAATTAACAATGCCCCTACCGCCCCTGCCCTATAGGGGTCAGGGGCAGGGGCGGGGCGTTTTTTGTTAATTTTTCCACAATCGCCCCTAAACGCCCCTAAAGCCCCTAGGGGCACTCAGGGGCACTCAGGGGCACTTTTTTTGAGCATCATTGCGCTAGCCTGAACGCCTTCAACGACCACCCAACCATGCTCAAACGGCTCAATTGTTCCGGCGTTGATCATGGGCGCGATGATGCCATCAGTGCGGCTGGCCTCGGTTTTGTTCTTGGCAGTGCGCTCTGACATGCCGTCAGATATAAGTAATTCCCTTAATGCCGACCTACTTATATATGGTTTATCTTCCCTTATTTCTGCTCCGCTATTAAACCAAGCCCGCTCAAATGTCCTGACGTTCTCATCGTGCTTGGTGGGGCGTTTGTGAGGCTGTTCTGTGCTGGCTGTTTCATCTGGCACTGCCACGCAAGTGGTCGCCGGTTTGCCGAACTTGGTTATACCCATCTCCACCACTTCAAGCCGGAAATATATAACCTCACCTTTGCCCGGCAATTCTCTTTGTTTGGTAATGGTGGCAGACCTCACTCCATCCTTTTCCATCACTTCAATTTCAGTATCAATATGCGCCCGAATACCTGACCAGCCGCGTGCGCCTTTGGCTTGATCTTTGCCGTTGTGATGGATAATGAGCAAAGCTGCGCCGGTGGCTTGTGCCACAGAATCAAACCTAGCCATTACTGGCCCCATATCCTCGCCGCTATTCTCATTAGCCCCGGCGCTCATTCGTGCCAAAGTGTCCCCAATGATTAAACGCACTGGCTGGGCTTTGATCTGTTCAATTGTTTTGACTAACTCGATTACGTCATTAGCATCTCCTTGATTGGCGTAGAAATTAAGCGGGACGGGCACCATTGCCAGATTCTCAAGGCTGCATCCGAAGTGCTTTTTAATGGCCTGCATACGGGAGCGGATTGAACCTGGGGCTTCGCTGGCTAAATAAACCACCAAGCCGGGGTCAATCTGGCGGCCAAAGAATCGCTGGCCAGATGCAATGTGTGCTGCCAATGACAAAGCGAAAAACGTCTTGCCGCTGTTGCTGTCTCCGTACAACACCGCCATGCTGCCGATGGTCATGAAGTCCTCGACCAGCTCATCGGGAGCCTCGTATTCGGTGGATAAACTGTCACCGAACACCACTCTTAGCTTGTCCAGCATGGTCTTGTCAGATTCAGGGTTCAATAATCCAGCCAGATCATGCCCTGCCTGCTGGTAATCGTTTGCATCACCTTGAATTGATGGCATAACCATGCGCGTCCCATACTTGGCGCAGGCTTGCTCGGCGTAGCGTTGTCCTACGCCAGACGCATCGTTGTCAGCCACGATCACAATGTCTTGGCCTTGGCCGTATAGATCACGAAGCGTGCCGGTTACAGGCACCAAGTTGCTGGCGCTGTAAGCCACTACCACCGGGCGGGCGCTTACCTCATGGATAGTGGCGGCAGTGGCGAAGCCCTCGGCTACGTACATAACACCGGGCACGTCCAATGTGCCAATCAAACAAAACTTACCGCCTACGCTGCCGCCAGGGTGATAAAGCTTCCCGCCCTCTGCATCGATGTATTGCAAACTTGCAAGCGCACCGTCTGAATCAAAGAGCGGCACCATAAGGCGACCGTCGCCCGTTATCTTCGCGCCGTGGGGCTGGATGCCCTTGCGCTTAAGATACGGATGCTCAGGGCTGGCGGCTGCGCCTTCTGACCAGATGATTTCAACGGTACTGGCTGCGGCTTCGTTTTGTTTCTTGCGCTCCATGTCTCGGGCGGCTTTAGCTGCTGCTACGCGAGCGACATGGGCCATTTCATCGGCCACGGTATATGGTCGATTTATGGTCGCTTTTATGGTTTGTTCTATGCCTTGCCGCCAATCGCCCCAGATCATGGTGCAGATGCCGTCAGCATGTCCTACGTACCAGCCCGAGCGGTCGTGCTTTTTCGGGTCAGGCCGAAACCGGCGCAATTGGCCATCAAGAATAATTTCGTCCGGGGGCTGCACCCCGGCGCTTAACATTGCCTCACGAAACTGATCTTCCGGGGGCGCGACTCTTTGCTCGGTCGCTGGTGGTGCCCACGGCCCTCCCAAAATCTTTGTGAGATCAGCCATTGCTCACCCCGGCGCTCAGGTAATCAGCCAGGGCTTTCACTACTCGATGCGTCGGGTTTGCTGCGGAATCTTTCAAGATGTTACGAATGGTGTTTGGATGGACTTGCGTAGCCCGAGCCACCACCGATACCTTCCGGTCGGAAAGCGCCGCCCGTATCTGTTCAAGCGTCATTCTTTTTCCCTCTTTTGTTAAAAAAGTTTTATTGCGTTGTTGCAATCTAGCAGAAGTATTGCTAAAGTACAACCACTGCACGAACGGAATGTCCGACGGTGCAGACAGACAGGAGATTACAAAGTGGCAATCAATCTTAAACGTAGCAGCGCGTTAGCTGCTGATGGTGTGAAGTTGCTTGTCTATGGGCAAGCAGGCGCGGGCAAGACCTCGCTCATTAAAACACTTCCAAACCCGGTGGTGTTGTCGGCTGAGGGCGGCTTGTTGTCAATCGCTGATGCCGACTTGCCATACATTGAGATCGGCTCAATGGACGATCTGCGCGAAGCTTATGTGTGGCTGCGTGATAGCGCCGAAGCAAAGGCGTTTAAATCAGTGGCGCTAGATAGCATCAGCGAAGTTGCCGAGGTTGTGCTGAACGCTGAGAAGAAAGCCACTAAGGACGGACGCGCGGCATATGGTGAGATGAATTCCACCATGACCGAGCTAATCCGTTCATTCCGTGACTTGCCCGGCCTGCATGTTTATATGTCGGCCAAGCTGGAAAAGCTTCAGGACGAAATGGGCAAGGTGATGTATGGCCCTTCTATGCCTGGAAAATCGCTTTCCCAGAGTCTGCCTTACTTCTTTGACGAAGTGCTGGCCCTTCGCGTGGAGAAGGATGCCGAAGGCCAAAGCCAGCGTGCGCTTATGTGTGACGGGGACGGCGCGTGGCTGGCAAAAGATCGCTCCGGCAAGCTGGCGGCTTGGGAAGCTCCTGATTTGGGAGAGATCATTGCGAAGATCGGGGGCCAGAAATGAACAAGCACACGCCGGGGCCGTGGATCCTTTGTCAGAACCATCCATATTGGGTGACGAATCCGTACAGTGTGGTCATTCGCAAAAAAGGGGTACATCAAGTGACCGTTGCAAACATTCCTGTGCGGAAAACTATTCCTTTATTTGAGGCAGAAGCAAACGCCAGATTGATCGCAGCCGCTCCTGAATTGCTGGAGCAACTGAAAAACATGGTGACGTGCTTCGAGCGGTTCGAGGACACGCACACGGCGCTTGTCATGGATGCGGCCCGCGCTGTAATTGCCAAGGCCACAGGAGAAACAGTATGAGCACGCCCGAATCCCTGCGCGACGCATTCGCAGCAATGGCAATGAAGCATTTCCTTGCTAACACCACCGACCGTGAAGCAGTTAATGCGGGCATGGAGTGGGAGGAACTCGTCGCGGTGCAGGCCTACATGATGGCCGACGCGATGATGGCAGAAAGGAGCAACAAGTGAGTCCGGAAAAATTATTTGAATTGTCTGAATCTTGGCTCGAAGCTAAAGAAGAAGAACGCATGGCTGTAGAAGCCAGGCGAGCGGTAGAAGATCAATTAATCTCTGGCCTTAACATCGTCGAGCAGATGGAAGGCACCTTCAATTCAAAGACGCTCACTGGACACCAGATCAAGATCACCGGGCGGCTTAATCGCAAGGTCGATGCAGACAAAGTGCAGGAGCTTGCTGCCGAGCATGGCCTGAGCGAACACCTGTCGAGTCTGTTTAGATGGAAACCTGAAATCAACCTCACGGCGTGGAAGGCCACCGCGCCAGAGATCACGGTGTTATTGGCCGATGCAATTACCGTTTCAGCTTCACGCCCCTCATTTTCAATCACTTTGGAGAAATAATCATGGCATTTCTTGAACACGCGATCAGCCTCGACGACCTGCCCGAATCAACTGGCGATAATGATTTCAAACCGCTGCCTGCTGGCTGGTATCAAGTCAGCATCAACAAGGCAGAACTTCGCAACACGAAAGACGAAACCGGACAATATATTGCGGTGCGTTATGACGTAACCGGCCCGACGCACCAAGGCCGGGTGGTGTTTGGCAATCTCAACATTAAGAACAAGTCGGAGAAAGCGGAAAGCATTGGCCGCGCACAGTTGGGAGAGTTAATGCGGGCTTTGGGATTGAGCAAGGTATCAGACACCGATCAACTTGTCGGCGGTAGTTTGTCGATCAAACTGGATGTGCGAGAAGCACGCATT